CTGGTCTCTAAAAGAACTTCAGGCACTTAAAGACGAGTTGCCGGTCCACAAGTGGGACGCGCAGTACATGCAGCAGCCCTCCGGTGCGGGGGGCTCTATTATTAAGAAGGAGTGGTGGCAAGAGTGGGAAAAAGAAGACCCACCGGAGGTTGACTATATTATACAGTCTTGGGACTGCGCATTCTCAGCCAAGGAGCGGGCCGACTACTCTGCCTGTACCACGTGGGGCGTGTTCAATAAAGAGAATGAGCACGGCGACAAGATGCCCAACCTGATCCTGTTGGACTCGTTCAAAGCGAGGATGGACTTCCCCGACCTGAAAAAGAAAGCGCTTGAGCTATATAAAGAGTATAACCCTGACACCTGCATCATCGAGGCAAAAGCGTCAGGCACTCCGCTAATTCAAGAATTGCGTAGCATGGGCGTCATGCTTTCAGAGTATACTCCGTCAAGAGGTTCAAGAGCGGCTAGCAACGACAAGATAGCTCGTGTGAATTCGATAGCAGATTTATTTGCCAGTGGCGTAGTATGGGCACCGCAGACCCGGTGGGCTGATGAAGTTATTGAGGAATTTGCATCTTTCCCTGCCGGAGAGAACGATGACTTGGTAGACTCCTGCACGCAAGCCCTGATGCGGTTCCGTCAAGGTGGATTTATTCAATTGCCGAGCGACGAGAAAGATGCTGAAGAGTATTTCAAGTCTCGCCGCCGCTTAGCGTACTACTAAAGGCTAAAAATGGCTGTAAATATTGAAGATATGGGTGATTTTGAGGCAGAAATGCCCCCAGTCGAGGAGGATTTGCTAAATCCGGTCGATTTTGAGGTGGAATTGCCCGATTTGATGGACGAAACCGACCCAGATGTCGAAATTATCATTAGCGAAGGCGAAATTGACGCCGGAGATGAGGATTTTGACGCAAATTTGGCCGAAACCATGTCGGAAAGTGAGCTTTCTGGCATCGCAGATGACATTGATGAGCTAGTAACGGCAGACATTAATAGTCGCAAAGACTGGGCAGACACCTACGTGCGGGGCCTAGAAGTGCTTGGGCTCAAGTATGAGCAGCGCACCGAGCCGTGGGATGGCGCATGTGGCGTATTTTCCACCGTGCTGACCGAAGCGGCTATCAGATTCCAAGCCGAGACGATTATGGAGACTTTTCCGGCTCAGGGGCCGGTAAAAACCCAGATTATTGGCGAGATTGACGATATTAAGGAAGAAGCGGCGGATCGTGTCAGGGATGACATGAACTATCAGCTTACCGAGAAAATGACGGAGTATCGCTCAGAGCATGAGCGCATGCTGTTTAGCCTCGGACTTGCCGGTGCTGCGTTCAAAAAGGTCTATTTCGACCCGTCACTAGACCGCCAAGTATCGCTATACGTCTCGGCTGAAGACCTGATTATGCCCTATGGGGCCTCTAATTTGCAGACTTCTGAGCGTGTTACGCACATGATGCGTAAGACCAAAAACGAGATTCGCAAGCTTCAAGTTGCTGGGTTTTACCGCGATGTTGAGCTTGGCGAGCCTGTCAGCATCGCAACCGACATCGAGAAGAAGAAAGCCGACGAGCAAGGCTACTCTATTACTGACGATGACCGGTATCAGACGTGCGAGGTTCACATTGACTACGACCTGCCGGGATACGAGGACCCTGACGAGATCGCCCTGCCGTACATCATCACATATGAACGCGGCACCCAAAAGATTTTAGCAATCCGTCGCAACTGGAACCCAGACGATGAAAAACGACTCAAGCGACAGCACTTCGTGCAGTACAACTACATTCCGGGATTCGGAGTGTATGGCATGGGCCTTATTCATATTATTGGTGGCTATGCTCGTGCCGGTACTTCTCTTATTCGTCAGCTTGTCGACGCTGGTACTCTCTCTAACCTCCCCGGCGGACTAAAGACACGAGGACTGCGGATCAAAGGCGACGACACGCCCATCTCCCCCGGAGAGTTTAGGGACGTGGACATTCCTAGCGGAGCGTTGAAAGACAACGTGATGCCGCTTCCGTACAAAGAACCTTCGATGGTTCTGTCTGGTCTGTTGGACAAGATCACGGAGGAAGGTCGCAGGCTTGGTGCGATATCAGATATGAACATATCTGACATGAGCGCAAATGCGCCTGTCGGGACCACGCTGGCTCTGCTTGAACGCACCCTCAAAACTATGTCTGCCGTGCAGGCACGGGTGCACTTCTCGATGAAGGAGGAGTTCAAGCTCCTCAAGAACATCATCCGAGACTATACGCCCCCGGAGTATAGCTACACGCCAGACTTCACGTCTGACCGCAAGGTCAAGCAAGCTGACTATGACATGGTGGACATCATCCCCGTGTCCGACCCCAACAGCAGCACGATGGCACAACGCATCATGCAGTATCAGGCGGTCATACAACTCGCCTCTCAAGCACCCCAGATCTACAACCTGCCAAACCTGCACCGGCAGATGATCGAGATCCTTGGTATTAAGAATGGCGAGGACTTGGTTCCGGTCGAGGATGATGAGAAGCCCCGTGATCCGATAAGTGAGAATATGTCCGTGCTCAAGGGTAAACCTGTAAAAGCGTTTATCTATCAGGATCACGACGCGCATATCGCAACGCACAATTCGTTTATGCAGGACCCGATGATCATGAAGCAGATGGGTCAGAACCCTCAGGCTCAGATGTTGATGGCATCCATGCAAGCACACATCGCTGAACACCTTGGGTTTGCGTACCGCAAGCAGATCGAGGACCGGATGGGCGTGCATATGCCAGCGCCAGATGCCGAGATGCCTCCAGAAGTTGAGGTTCAGTTGTCACGCATGGTCGCACAGGCCAGCCAGCAGCTACTTCAGATTCACCAAGGTCAGGCGGCTCAACAACAGGCGCAGCAAGTGGCACAAGATCCTCTCATCCAGTTGCAGCAGGCTGAGTTGCAGATCAAGCAGCAAGACGTGCAGCGCAAGACTCAGAAAGACCAGACTGACGCTCAGATTGCACAACAGAAACTCCAGCTTGAGCGGGATCGGATCGGGGTTGACGCAAATATTCGCGCTGCACAAGTCCAAGCTCAAGCTAACCGCCCACAGGGGAGATAAATGGACGAGAGATTGTTTCGATATTTACAAGAACGCAACCAGAATCGGAGGGAGGTCATAACGGACTTCCTGAGTTCTGGTGGCGCTAAAGACGTTGCAGAGTACCGCGAAGCGGTTGGAGTCATCAAAGGTCTACTCCAAGCAAATCAAGACCTTGAGGAACTTTTTGATCGGATGAAGGAATTTGAAAATGAATGACGCCGTGGATCTATCGCTGCTGCTAAATAAGACCGAAGAACAGAAAGCTACCCAGCTACCCCAGCCCAAAGGCTATAAGATCCTTGTGACATTGCCTGACATTGACGAGGAATTTGAGAGCGGAATCATCAAACCCTCTCAAGTTGTGTATCACGAGCAACTCTTATCAAATGTCCTGTTTGTGGTCGAGCTTGGCGACATGGCGTACTCCGACACCACCCGGTTCCCCACCGGCCCATGGTGCAAGAAGGGTGACTTCATCATGTGCCGCGCCAACACCGGTACGCGCTTCAAGATCCATGGCCGGGAGTTCCGTCTAATTAATGACGACTCAATTGAGGCAGTGGTTGAAGATCCCCGTGGCATTGGCCGCGTAAATTAAGGAGATATCCATGGCAGATATGGACAAAGACGACTTTAAGTTCCCCGATGAGGTGGAAATTAATGCCAAAAGCGACGATAAGGTCGAGTTTGAGATTGAAGACGACGAGACTCCGGTAAAGCTAGAGGTTGTCGATGACACCCCCGCCGAAGACCGTGGGCGCAAGCCTATGGAAGACGAGCCTGATGAAGTCACCGACGAGGAGCTATCTCGGTACAAGGACACGCGCCTGCGTGATCGTCTGTCGCATCTGAGCAAAGCCCGTCATGAAGAACGTCGCCATAAAGAGTCCGCGATACGTGAGCGGGAAGAGGCTATTAGTATTGCGCAGCGCATTCTTGCTGAGAATGAGCAGCTAAAGAGTTCCATGGGGAATAACCACAGGGTTATTCTGGATCAGGCAAAGACGGTTGCCGCGCAGGAATTTGCTCAAGCTAAAGCCCAATTTAAAGCCGCATATGAGTCCGGTGATTCCGAGGCGCTAGTTGCTGCGCAAGAGGCATTCACCAATGCAAAGCTTAAAGCTGACCGAATTGAAGCGGCAAGGCAAAAATCTTTGCAAGAACAAGAAAATGTGGTACAAAGGCAACCACAGCCTCCAAGTCCTGCGAGGGAGGCCCCGGCGGTAGATGAGAAAGCTGTGCGGTGGAAAGATCGCAATAGCTGGTTCAACAAAGACC